TCGTAATGCTTTTATCAATTCTTTACATCGTGGATGGATTAATGTTCGCCTTGCTCCATTTGCATCGTACAAAGCCGTATTTACAGAAGTAATTTTATCCCTAATCTTCCACGGGCTTTTTGGACTCATAACAGTAAAACCTGACCTCCTAAGAATATTATGGTCCGTAACACCAACCCCACTTGTTTTTCTCGCACTACCCGTAGGGTCTGGACACGCAATAATTCTCCTATCTACCCCATACCTTCTGATAACTTCCTCCGCAAAATCCCAGGTCGTTGCTCCTCCTGTCAACATGATCTCATCAAATACATAAAGGCAGTCATTATGCTTTACCGCACAAATTCCTGCCATAGGGTCAACGTTAAAGTCCAATCCCAAAATTAATGGCAACATTTGTAAATCCTCCACCTCACTACTGATATTGTCATCGCCAAAACTTACCGCCACCAAGCCCGTAAGATTCTCGAAACTTGCCTCAAATTCCTGCTTAAATGTTCTTTTATCTAATTGAGCCTTTTCTGCCTCGACTTCCTCGGCTGGAACATTGCCCCCGTCTATTGTGGTAAAACTCCACCTCCTCCAATCCCCACTCATATCTTCTGGAACGTAACACCATAAATCGTAAAACCAGCTTGCCGTGCCATCAGGGGTAGAAATGAAAAGTGCCCAGCCCTGTTTATCTGCTAACGCTGGTCGAATAACTTGAAACCATACGTCAGAATCCATGAAAGCTGCCTCATCTAAAACAACACCAGCTAGACTTCGGCCACGAAGAGTCATTGCGTTTTCTGTTCCCTTCAGTTCAATCAGCGAGCCATTGATTAGTTCTATTTTTAAATCGGTTTCGTTTTTGCTTTTTACCCAGGATAAAGGCACTAATTTTTTAAGTTCTTTCCAGGCAATGTCTTTTGCCATGCGATATGTAGGAGCACAATAAAAATATGTTTCGCCTGGTCGTTTGATCGCTGCATTTACAAGTTCGATACATGATAAGTAGGATTTTCCAAATCTTCTGCCAGCTACCAGTACCCTAAATCTTTCTGCTGCGTTGAACACCTCCCCCTGGGCCCATCTCAATGTTAACTTTTCGGCTGTTTTTGGACTCATGTAATACAGAATACCCTTAATTTTGGTTAATTTGCTAGTTTTTGTCGACTAATTTGCTATTTTAAGGTTATTATTCAATTAATAACATAAGTTTCAGTCCGTGACAGAAGCAATCTTACAGAATTTTGACGATAGATCCGTTCCAAAGAAGAGGAATCCAGGGAGATCCCCTGATTTGGTTATAGAGCAGAGGAGGCAGAGACTTTATAAAAGGCAGTTGGATGGACTACCCACAAGGCATTTGGTTTTTGAACACGCTTCCAGAGAAGGGGTTTGCGTTAAGACCGCATGGAACGATTGGAAGGAGGTCACAAAGTGGAATGAGGAGGATTGGGAAAAGGATAGGGATAATATGATCTCCAGAATACAAGCCATGAGGGTTAGGCTTTTTGATAAGGCTTGCAAAAAAGGTCAGTATCAGACTGCTGCTCAAATATTAGATTCATTAGGTAAAGTAGTAGGGGAGAGTGTAGAGACTGTGAACATAAATGCTCCAGAACTAGCTATACGAATAGAAAATAAAACTGATAGTTGACACTAATGTAATATTGTATTATAATAAATAGTGTAGAAGGAAATAATTTTTAGATTTATCAGAAGGTTCAGGGCTCTATCACATATCTGTTACACTTTTGCAACACCTCCCCTCCCTCCATTGCATCGGGTAGGAGATCGGAAACGGGTAGGAGATCGGAGAAAAAAACCCAATACACATAATTTTTTTTTTGCCTGGTATTTTTTCTTACATCACATTTTCATTTTTGGATAGTCTCAACTTTCCCAACTTCACTTGCAACAATTACTATTTTAAAATCATACTTTACAAGATAGAGAGAAGGAAGAGAATAAAAACTAACCAACAATAAACAGTAAGACAATAAATAATTTATGAAATAAAAAAAAAACCCTATCTAAAAAGATAGAGTTAATTTAATTTTCTAATTTTGATTAGATTACATTTCCATAATTATTAATAATAAAAAAATAATCTTTTTTTGTAATCTCAATAATTTTAGGATTGTCACAGTCTAGAAATTCTATTCCTAGTGCTAGACAATCTTCAGAATATTCTGAAGTAATAAAAACATTCATAATTAATTATCCTTAATTTTTAAAAATAATTTCATTTGTTTTTCTCCATTGTAGTAACTTATTTTACTAGCAGAATAAGAATAATTTTTCGGCATTTGTGCTAACCATTTTAATAATTCAGAATCCATAATAATTAATAAGTAACAGTTACATAACGTCTTGTATTTCTATTTTTAAAATACAATTCATTTTCTTTTTTATACATAAACATAAAATCATCTATGTTACTTGCAATTTCTTTGTTTCTTGCTTTTGCAATTAAGAAATAAGAATCTATCTGATATTGATTCATTTAATTATTCTCCAGGTATTCAGTTATTACATAATCAATTTGATTAGTTCTCTCTTGCAATCTATTAGCAAGAGTATTAGTAACTGTGAAGAACTGCCAACCCAAAAAAGAGATAGCAATTAATAAAAATAATTTCATTTGATTTAATAAGAAGTTGAAAAATTAGTTATCTTCTTAATATTAATTATAAACAATAAGAAACTACTATTGTAGTACATGAACAATAGTTGTAACAATACTTAATAATAATAATTACTTAATCTAATTAATAATTAATTTAAAATACTTTTGTTATATGTTTTATTGTTGTTGTCGCATATTCACATAAACGATTATATAATTCCCTCTCTTCTTTTGTTGTCTGTCTAACGTGTAATAAAACACTAGCCCAATTAGCCTTAAATGGTGTTTTACAATGCTTGCATCTAACAATCGGTATTAACTCTTTTACTTTTGTTTCTTCATTTAAATGTATTTTAACCTGGGATAATTCAAAATTAGTTGGTGTCCTACCATTAAAAAATGCCTTTAAATCTTTACTATGGTTATTATCTGGTAACTTATAACCATGATAACAACTGGCATTAATCATTAAACCTGATTCATGCCTTAATTGAATTAATCCCTTATGTTCTTGATAATGTTCTTTGTATATATCATCAAAATAAGAAGTTAGTTTAATATCTTCATCATAATGAGGTATTAAGTCAATTCCTCTATCATAATTATTATAATTTCCAATACCAATATTATCTTCATCAACAAATGGAAGCCTGAAACGGCAGCCAGTAAAAGAAGAATCATAAACAATTTTGTACCTATCCTCAAATCTTAGATAGTACATATTTTCACAGGTTCCAATTTTAAATTCTTCACCTGTAGTTTTGAGTTTTGCGTATTCACCCATGATTTTTTTTTAATTAGTTTATTTAATAAGAAGCAATAAAAAATCTTCTTATGATCTATTGTAGTACATAAGAAGATTAATGTAAACCTAAAATTAAAAAAGTTTTTATTTTTTATTTCTTTCTAAATTTACTATAGGCATAATTAAATAATTTAATTTTGCTTCAAATCCCTCTAAATCTTCAAAAGGATTTTTTATATCCCATTTTGCAGATATTATAAATGGTGTTTTTGAAGTATTACCATTAAAAGTAATTCCCTTATTACTTGATAATTTTTTAACCTGGTTACAAAATTGACCTATATAATCACAATTAAAAGTAAATTCCTTACCTTCAAAATTATTAGTAAATGAATCTGGTATTAATTGCAAGATATTAGGATAAGTACCATCTAATTCTCTATAAGGTACTGATGAAAGTTTTATTTCTTCATTTTGAAAAGTAATTAAATCATCAGTAATTAATACTCTAGTTGCATTTTTAACTTGAGTCTTAAAAATCGAACCAGGGATAGTAATATCTTTTTTAAGTTCAAAACCTAATACATTATTAGGGAATTGAAAATAAAACATTCTGTGGCCGTCAGTCGAACCAATAAGAATTTGATTTTTATTTACTTTTAAATGAATACCTTGTAATAGTTGCTTATCATCATTTTTATAAATGAATTGACTAGCTACTCTTAAAACTTCATAAGGTAATAAACCAACTTTAGTTTCTTCTTTATACATAACGTATGGACTAGAAACTTTATTAGTTGTTAATGTTTGAGACATTTTTTTTTTGATGAGAGGGAATAAGATAAACTCTCAACTAAAATATTACATTAGATATTATTTAATGTCAATGCTATTTTATCGATTATCTTATAAACTCTATAATTAAACTTGATATTTCCTTTATCTAATCTTATAACTTT